AGGGAAGCACGGCTACAACCCTTCGCTGGTTGTTTTTGACGAGTTGCACGCCTGGGGATCAGCCGAGCAGGAACTACTGGCCGCGCTCACCACCGGCAGTATGTCGCGCCGGGAGCCGCTGGAAATCATCATCACGACGGCCGGAAGTAGCCAAGAGACGATCTGCTACCGCGAATACGAATACGCGAAGCGGGTGCTATCGGGCGAGGTAACCGACCCCTCCTACCTGCCGCTGATCTACGAAGTCCCAAAGGACGCCGATTGGACCAATAAAAAGCTCTGGCCGTTGGCGCTCCCGCTCCTCGAAACCGGACACCAGAAGATCGAAGAGTATGAGCGCAAGTTTGACGAGGCCATGGCCCGCCCGGACCTGCAAAACCAGTTCCGGCGCCTGTACCTGAACCAGTGGACCTCCGCAGAAACCCAATGGATTCCAATTCACGAATGGGACGACTGCGCATCACCCACGCCGATTGACTGGGCGGAACTTCGCCGATATCCCTGTTACGGCGGGCTCGACCTTGCCGCGGTTCACGATCTCACGGCCTTCGCGCTGTGCTGGCCGGTGGGAGAAAAAGTCTATTACAAAGTCTGGGCATACCTGCCCGGCGAGCGTATCGAGGACCGGAGCAAACGCGACGGCGTACCCTACGCACAGTGGGCGGCTGACGGCCACATCCGGCTTACTCCGGGAACTACAACCGACTGGCGCTATGTCACCGCCCACATCAAAGAACTGGCCGAAGAATACGAAATCAAGGCCATAGCGTTTGACCGCTACGGCGCGCGCGACACCGCCCGCGAATTGCAAGACGCTGGCCTAGACGTGATCGACTTCGGGCAGGGCTACCAGTCAATGAGCCCGGCCTGCAGGCGGTTTGAAAAGCTGGTCTACGACCGGGCCGCCGTTCATGAAGGATCGCCGCTGGTCCGCTGGTCCGTTGACTGCACGCAGATCACGCAGGCGCCTGGTGACCTCATCAAGCCGGTGAAACCCGAGCGCATGAAGAATTCGAAGCGAATCGACCCGGTGATTGCCATTGCGATGGCTACGGGGATTGCAATTATCGGCCAGCCGATAAAATCCATATGGGAAGGAGGCAACCTTGAACCTTTTTGGCAAATTACTAACTAAGCTCGGGGCCTCTGAACCGCCTGACTCTGACTTCTGGTATCGCTCGGTTACGCCGTCCTTCGGCTCATTTCTCGGTCAGTTTGATAGCAGCGAGGCCGCCCTTCGCATCAATGCGGTGAACGCTTGCGTGCGCTTGCGCTCGGAAACCATCGGTTCGCTGCCCTGCCAGGTATTCCGGCGCACCGGCGATGGCCGCGAACTAGCACGGGACCACGAACTGTACTATCTCCTGCACGATGCGCCCAACGACGCCATGAGCGCCTTTGAGTTTTGGCAGGTGGCCGAGCAGTCCCTTTGCACGGACGGCAACTTCTACGCCCTCATCCAGCTCGACGGCCGCGGCAAGGTGCGCGAGCTGATCCCGCTCGACTCCAGCCGCATGGACGTTCGAAAGGACGCCGAAACCGGGCTACTGGTCTTCCTTTACCGCGAAGGCGCCGTCACGCGCGAGTACGTGCAGGGCGACATCCTCCACATCCCCGGCATGGGCTACGACGGCGTGACGCGGCTCAAGGGCATGAATCCGCTGGCCTACATGCGCCAGTCGCTTGACCTCGCCGCCTCCGCCGAAACCTACGGGGCGAACTACTTCCGCAACAATGCGGCGCCGATGGCGTACATCACCGGGCCGAACGCGATTTCTGATAAGTCAAAATTCCAGCTCCTCGACTACATGATGCAGCGCTTCGGCGGCGTCAAGAACGCCGGCAAGCTGGGCATTCTCGACGGCGGAATGGAGATCAAAACCGTGCCCGTGAATCACACGGACATGCAGTACCTTGAACTCCGCAAGTTCCAGATCGAAGAGATCGCCCGCGCCTATCGCGTGCCGCTGCATATGATCGGCGAATTAGCGAGGAGCACCAACAACAACATCGAACACCAGGGCCTGGAGTGGGCAACCAACACCATCCGGCCCGAGTGCACCCGTATCGAACGGCGCATCAACATGCAGCTATTCGGGCCGCGCGAGTCTGAGCGAGTCTATGCCGAGTTCAATTTGGATGCACTCATGCGCGGGGATTCCGCGGGCCGCGCGGCTTACCTTTCCGCCATGCGGAATATCGGCGTTTTGAACGCCAACGAAATCCGCGCCATCGACAACCGCAACCCTTACGACGGCGGCGAAGTGTACATGGTGCAGGGCGCGATGATCCCGGTGGCGATGGCCGGGCAGACACAACAGAAGGCGGTGGCGCAGTGAAAACGACATTCATCCTTGACGGGCAAGTCCTCGCCGAAAGTGCCGACGCGAAAGCACCGCGCGAAATCATGTTCTACGCGGGCACGCCCGTGCTACGCACCGATGGCCGCAAGATGTTCCACCTTTCGTTTTCCATGGAGCCGGGCGCGGTGGATCTTTCGCTCCTGAACAATGGGCGGGCGCCGTTCGTTGTGGATCACGTCGAAGATATCGACCACACGCTCGGCGTGATCGAGCGCGCCGAAATCAAAGGAACCGGTCGGGCCTTCGTCCGCTTTTCAGACCGACAGGAGATGGCCGGGCTAATCGGCGACATCAAAAGCGGCGTGCTGGCCAACGTCTCCATGGGCGCGCGAATCACCGGTGAACTCGTAAAGGCCGAGCCGGTCGAAACTGGCCTTCCGCACCTTCGCGCTACCAAGTGGCAGCCGTTCCACGTCTCGCTCGTCTCGCGCGGGGCCGACCCGTCCGCCCAATTTCTGAGTGACTGCCAAATCGAAGTACCGGCAGAACTTTTCACCGACGTTTCTGCACCCACTGGCGCGGCCAGCGAAGCAGATCAGAGCGAACAAAAGGCACGCCTGGCGCTGCAGATCAAGCAACGCCGTTTCCGCGTCCTTGGCCGCTAACCAACAACCAACCCGCGCCACAAGCGCAAAGGGGCAACCATGAAAAAAAAGCTACTCATTGAGAAGCTGGCCGCAACCACGGCCGAATATGAAGCGCTGCTGAAGGCGTCCGACGCCGCCGCCGATATCGTCGCGCACCTCGCCGCGGTGGACGCCAAGGAAGCCGAACTGAACACCGCCAAGCAGGAACTGGCCGCGGTCGAGGCGCTGGAAGCGAAGGCGAAGGCCAACGCGACGCGCGAACCGGGCCGGGTGACCAGCGATAACGAAGCGAAGCGCCCGTTTGCCAACTTCGGCGAGCAGCTTTCCGCGATCGCCTATGCGCAGTCTCCTGCCGGCTCTTTCCATGGCCAGGGCGGGCGTGTTGATAAGCGCCTGTTTGAGCAGAACCTCGCCGCTTCCGGTGGCTCGGCTACGGTTCCGGCCGACGGCGGTTTTTTGATCGGTACGGACTTCTCGACGGCGTTGCTGGCGAAGGCCCGCGAATCCGCGAAGATTCTGCCGTTCTGCAAAGAGATTCCGATTGGCGAAGGCAGCGATAGCGTTGAACTGCCGTTCATTGACGAAACCAGCCGCGCGACCGGCTCCCGCTGGGGCGGCATCCGGGTTTATCGCACCTCCGAAACCGATGCGCCGACTTCCACCAAGCCGACTATCAACCGGTCGGAGTTGAAACTGGAAACCCTCAAGGGGCTTGCCTACGCCTCCGAGCGCCAACTGCGCAATGGTCCGGCCTACGCCTCCATTCTGGAAGACTCCTTTTCCTCTGAGTTCGCGTTCACGGTCGATAACGAGATCTGGCGCGGTACCGGCGTCGGCCAGTGCCTCGGCTTCAGCACCGCCGCCCATGAAGGAACGGCGTTGCTGGTGAGCGTGGCGAAGAAGGCCGCGCAGACCGCCGCCACCTTCGTCATTGAAAACGCCACTGCCATGCTGTCCCGTCTGCGGACGGTCCCCGGATCGAATCCGGCGTGGTTCCTAAACCGCGATGTCGTCGGCCAGCTTCCATTGATGACCGTCGGCCAGATGCCGGTCTTCCTTCCCAATGGCAACGCCGCCGGCTCGCCGTACTTCGGTACGTTGTTCGGCTATCCGGTCGTGATCGTGGAGCAGGCAGAAACACTCGGCACTGCAGGCGACATGGTTTTAGCCGACTTCAGCCAGTATGTCGTCATCACGCAGGGCGCCGGGCTCCGCTCCGCGACGTCCATGCACGTCCGCTTTATCTACGACGAGATGGCGTTTAAGTGGTCCTACGACATCAACGGGATGCCGTCGATCAAAAAGCCCATCACGCAATTCAAGGGCAGCAACACCGTGTCGCCGTTCGTCACGACCGCCGTTCGCGCCTAATCCACCGGAGGGCGGCTAACTACCGCCCTCGCCTACAAAACCACAAGGAAAACTCACTATGCGTTACGAATCTCTCGCTACCAAGCATGTGATCAAGGGCCTGGACCCGGTGGCCGATGCGTTCGCCGGTACGACCGGCTCCGATATCGTGGACATCACCGGGCACCAGTCCGCCACCTTCATCATCTACAAGGGCGTGGGCGCAACGGGCACCTCGACGGTAACCGTCGAAGCCTGCGACGACGTTACCCCGTCCAACACGACGGCGGTTCCGTTCTACTACCGCGCCATCACGTCCAATGACACGAACGGCGCCATGACGGCTGCCACCACGACTGGCTTCGCCACCACGGCGGGCAGTTCGCAAGTCTACGTGGTTGAAGTGGACGAGCAGGAGCTGGCCAGCGCCGGGTACAAGTACGTGCGGCTCAAGATGGTGGAAGTTGTCGATTCCCCCGTTCTGGGCGGCATCCTGATCGTGCTGAATAACCCCAAGTTCGGCTACTCCACGACCAACTCCGTGATCGACTAGTCCGCTTCTCTCTCTCCGACCTGGGGCGGCTCCACCGCCCCTCTTTTTAGGCATACAGCAGGGCGTCAATTGACCCAGCCGACAAAACTGCGCCACAAGTGCACGTAATCGGAACGGGGAACGATCGCCAAGCATTTGGCCCGACCTCTTCAGGGCTATCCCAAATAACATCGTGCGGCCGGTGGCACGTCGGGCACTCAACACGATCAGGCATAGCCAATTATCCCATGACCTCCCACGCCTACCAACTCGTCGCAGCGCCAACCGAATTTGCCATCACCGATGCGCAGATGGAGGCGCACGCGCGCGCTGCCGGCCAACCAGCCGAGCAGTACCAACCCTACGTGCGGGCGGCGCAGGCGTATGTGGAAACGATCACCGGGCGCAAGCTGGTGACGCAGACGTGGAAGTGGTTCCTCGACGGCTTCCCTTACACCGACCGGCTTACCCTGCCGTTCGGCCAACTCCAGTCAGTAACTCACGTCAAATACACCGATACGGCGGGCACACAGACGACGTTTTCCGCTGACTACTGGGAAGTATCCACCGCCCGCGATCCGGGCGTCCTTGCCCTGTCCTACAACCAATCCTGGCCATCTACAACTCTGCGCGTCCTCGACCCTATCGAAATTCAGTTCGTTTGCGGGTGGACCACGGCAGCCGATGTGCCATATGAGATTCAGGCGGCTATTCTACTCATCGCTGCGCACCTCTACGAGCACCGCGAAGATGTCGTCCTCGGCAACTCTGCCAGTGTCGAAAGCAAGGCGCTGGAGCTCGGCAGCCGGGCGCTGTTGGTGAATTGGAGGATCTGGTAATGCGCTCCGGCACCCTCCGCCACTGGCTCCTGATCGAACAGAAAAGCCTATCCGTCGATGCCAACGGCGACCGCACGGAAACATGGTCCACCTTCTCCGAGTGCTGGGGCTCCATCGAAACCAGCGGCGGGCGCGAGTTCTTCCAGGCGAAGCAAACGATTTCCGATCTCTCGCACTCCATCACGGTTCGCTACAAGGCCGGGTACACGCCAGACATGCGCGTGAAGTTCACGGACGCGAAGAACTCCGAAGCCGTCCGATACTTCAACATCCGCGCCATCGCCAACCCGGACGAGCGCAACGAAATGCTTGCGCTGCAATGCTCTGAGGTCACGATTTGAACATCAAAATCGAAGGGCTCACGGAACTCGCCGGGCAGCTTGAAAAGCTCAAGAAAACCGCGCAAGGGGCAGAAGTGCGCGCGGCGTTGCTCGACGGGGCGAACCTCATCAGCGACGCGGCTAAAGCTCGCGCGCCAGTGGCACCCTACGCGACGAATTACCGCGGCCGCGCCATCGCACCGGGCGGGCTGAAAAGATCGCTCTCCGCCGCTGCTGGGCGGCAATTCAAGAACTTCCTGCAAGCCTACGCCTACACGCTCAAGCAGGCGGCACCGCACGCGCATCTGGTTGAGTTCGGAACGAAGGCGCACACGGTCACGCCGAAGGATAAGAAGTTCCTCATGTTCGGCAACCTTTTTAAGCGCTTCGCCAAGAAAGTGCAGCACCCCGGCAGCCGCCCTATCCCGTTCTTCCGTGACGCTATCCGCGCGCAGCGCAACAACGTGAAGCGGCTCCTGGAATCCCGCGTGAAGGCCGCATTTGACGCGCTCGGGCGGGCCGCATGAGGATCTACCAGGCGCTCTACAAGTACCTCCAGACCATATCGGCCATCACCGACCTGACCGGTACGCGGGTGTACGACATGCACGCCGATCAGGGCCGAGTGGTGGACTATCCGGCCATCGTCATCGAAGTGATCGACTCCGCGCCATTCCACTCCATTGGATCGGCCGCACCGACGGCAACACGCCGCCCGGTGGCGCTGTATTGCATGGCGCAGGGCAACCCGAAGGCCGCCGAAGACCTGGCCGATCTGGTCTACACCAACGTCGTTAACCACGCCGCCGAAATCACCACCGCGGCCGGATCGCTGACGGTTCACAGCACGCACCTCAACGGGCGGCGCAATGAGTTTGAACACGACCTGGAGACGAGCGCAAAGCTCTACTCCGTGGTCCTTGAATTTGACATCATCCACGCCATTTAGGCGCGGGTGCCGGCGGCACGTCGTGAGATGTTCCGCCACCCACTTCTAGCTATCGCCGTAAGGCGAAAGGAGCCCCTATGGCTGTAATGGTAGGCAATGCTGCCGCGCTCAAGATCAGCACGAACACGATCGGCGAGATGGACAATTGGTCCCTCGACGTTCAGACCGGACTCGAAGAGACGCAGGCCTTCGGCGACACCTGGAAGGAACGCACCTCGACCATCAAGGAATGGAGCGGCAGCGGTTCCGGCCGTCTCGACACCGCCGATACCAACGGCCACATCGCGCTGAAAACCGCGTTTCTCGCCGGCTCCACGGTCGCCATCCGCTTCTACGTGGACGGCACGAACTACTACAGCGGCAACGCCTTTGTTCAGGCGTCATTCTCCGCGCCGGAAAACGGCATCATCACCGCCTCCTACACCTTCACCGGAACCGGCGCGCTGTCATACACCTAAGGAGCCATCATGGCCGTACTCGCAGGAAACGCAGCCGACATTTACATCGCCACCGGATCGGGCACCGCCATGACGGGGGAGGCAGTAACCTCCCTCGGTGGCGGTGCCTACCAGATCACAGACGCGGCGAAACGGGCGATCAATCCCAACGCGGCCGTGACCGTGCTCGATGGCGTCTCGACCGTGCCGAAGGCCAACTATCAAATTGGCTGGGCATCGGGGAAGATCACCCTCACGAACGGGTACACGGCGGGCGGAACCATCACGATCACCGCCGAATACCTGACGCTGGCGCAGGCCGCGCAGGCGTTTGAGTGGTCCTATGATTCCGAGGTCATCACCGAGGAGTCGCAGACGTTCGGCGACGCGTGGAAAGAGCGGACGTTAGTTATGAAGTCAGGCTCGATTTCCTTCCAGCGCTTCTACAATAACGCCTACTTCGCCAACACGAACCTCGGCAGCTACTACGTGCTCTACCTGTACACGAACCTCGCCGGAAATGATCGCTTTATGGCGGCCGGGCATATGTCGAGCGCTGGAATCACGTCGGGCGAAAACGAACTCATCAAGGAAAACGTCTCTTTCGCGCTTCACGGCGAAGTGGACTTCTCGACCACGTAATGCACTACGACAAACAGGCGCGGGCGCTAGTCGTGCCCGCGTCCGAAATCAACCGCGTTGAACGCGACGGCGCGGAAATCGACTTACAGAACGGGTGGGTGCTAAACCTTCCCGGAACAATCACGATCACGGCAAAGGAGCCCAATGAGCAAGATCCTGGACCGCGTATTAGCGGCCAAACTGAAGACTGAAGACCTGTTTGTTCCCCAATGGGGGGAAACGGTTCGCGTGCGAGAGTTTAACGCGGGCGAACGTGTGGACTTCGTGAAAGATGCCCAAAACCAGACGCGCCTAGCGACCGTTCGCGCTGTGATCGCGTGTACGCTTGACCCTGAAAACGACAATCCAATCTTCGAGCGTGCCCACGTGGACATGCTCGTTACGAAATCGGCCGCGGCCGTCGAGCTAATCGGCGAAAAGATCCTCAAGCTGTCCGGCATCCTCAAAGACGCCGCCGAAGACCTTGAAAAAAACTCACAGGCGAGCGCCTAAGCCTATTTGCGCTCGCTGAACTCCTCCATATGCCCGTGTGCGAACTCAGCACGCGGATGTCCTCGTCTGAAATGACCGAATGGGCCGCCTATCTGCGCATCAAAAACGCGGAGATGGACAAGGCCGCGAAGTCACAGCAACCCCCTTCTACTCCCACGCGACGCCGGTAAATCATGCCAATCATACGACAGCCATCTGGCAAATACGACCTGACTGGCCGTCGGTTCCATAGGTTGACAGTTAGGGCTTTAAGTCACACGGCACAGCCAAGCGGACAGAGGGTTTGGTTGTGTGATTGCGATTGCGGCGGTGAAAAGGCAGTAATCGCCGGCAATCTTCACAGCGGAACCACTAAGTCGTGCGGGTGCTTTCGCCGGGAGCGCGGAGGCAAAACCCCTAAACGCAATTTACATTGGTCCGCCGGCAAGAAGAGTATGCGGCGCGGGTACCCGTGCGTGAGTATGAGCGGCCGCTATTACATGGTCCACCGCGAAGTCATGCAAGAGCATCTCGGCAGACCCCTGCAAAAGTGGGAGCACGTACACCACAAGAACGGCATTAAAACGGACTACCGCATTGAAAATCTGGAATTGAAAGTGGTCCCACATGGGGCCGGTCAACTCGTTGAAGACATTATGAACGCAAAGACCGCAGAGGAAAAGGCGGCTTGCGTGAAGCTGGCGGAAGCATATCTAAAGGCTGCCGGATTGCGTTGGGATCGGTTGATCGAGGACTAATATGCCTATTCTTTCAAATTTGATAGTAAGGATAGGAGCCTCAACCGACGATTTTGATAAAACCGTTGACCGCTCGCTGAACAAAGTGAAGCGGTTCGCCTCCGATGTCACGGCTGCCGGCACCGCGCTCTCCATTGGATTCTCTGCCCCGCTGATCGCCGCCGGCGCCGCCGCCATCAAGGCCGGTTCCGATATGGAATCGCTCACCATGGGTTTGAAGGCCGTGATGAAAACGAGCGAAGCCACGGCGGCCGAAATGGCGAAGCTGCGCGAAGTGGCGAAGCTGCCTGGCCTGGGGCTGGAAGAGGCCGTAAAGGGAACGATCCGCCTTCAAATCCTCGGCCACTCCGCTAACGAATCGCGGCGCATTATGGCCGAACTCGGCAACGCTCTGGCTGTCGTCGGTGGCGGGCGCGAGGACTTCAACGAGGTCATCCGGCAGTTATCCCAACTGGGCGCCGTTGGGAAGGTGACGAAAGAGAACCTCGACCCGATCATCGAGCGCATCCCGCAACTCGCCGCGATCATCAAGGAAAAGTTTGGCGCCGAAGCGCTGGGCGATCCGGCGAAGACGTTTGAGCGCATGGGGATTTCGTCGCAGAAGTTTATCCAGATCATCACCGACGAACTGGCAAAGGGCGAGCGCGCCGGCAACACGTACAAAAACTCCTGGGAGAACATCCAGACAGCCGCGAAGGACGCGGCTGCTGAGTTTGGAAAGACGCTCCTGCCTATCGCGCAGCGCGTGTTGGATGACTTCCTGACGCCCGGCATCGAGAAGGCCAAGGCGCTGGCTACGGCGTTCCGGGATTTGCCGCAACCCACGCAGGACTGGGCTATTGGACTCACTGCCGTGGCGACAGCCGCGCCGTTGGCGTTGGTCGCGCTGGGCACGCTCATTGAAAAAGGAACGCTTGTGCTGGGCGTGCTGAACAAAGGCATCCCAATTGTTAAGGCGTTTGCAGGCAGCCTGTCGCTTGCGGGCGTGGCTGCTGGTGCTGCCGCCGCTGGCGTCGGTCTGTTCCTGAAATGGCTGATTGACTACGGCGGGAAGCCGGTGGATACAACGGCGCAGGCTATCGGCAAGCTGAACGAGCGAGTTGGCACCGGCACGCCCGTAGCGTTCGGCGCTGGCACCGCGGCCATCACCGGCTACATGCAGCTCCTTGGGCAATCCACGCCGCCCGTCGAAAAGCACGCCGAAGCCCACAACGCCGCCGCTACCGCCGTCGAAAAGCACGCCAAGGCCATGGCCTCGGCAAAGCTGCCGACCATGGAACTGCTGGCTCTATTCGACATGTTCCGCGATGCGGACAAAAAGAAGAGCGAAGCGGTTAACCACATGTCGGAAATCATGAAGAAGTACGAGGTGGTTACCGTCTCGGCTGCGATTCGCGTGGCAAGCTCCTTGGATCTTCTGTTTCGGTCCTATCGTCAGTTATCCGACGCTCCGGATCTCGGCAACCCATTCAAGATCGACTTCGACAAGCTGCCCAAGGCGCAGATGCCCACATTCCCCGGCGCTGGAAACGTCGGCATGATGAGCGACTTTCCGGGAGCGGGCAAGGCGTTCCCCAACGTCGGGCCACAAGGCATGATTACGCCTGAGCGGCTGGAACAGCTCAAGCAGCAACACAAAGAGCTGGGCAAAGTCGGCAAAGCCGCCTACCAGCAGATTTCCACCGTCGCCACCGACCTCTCGCTTT